TTGCCATAACCCTTGGAACAAGAACAGACTCAACTCCCTGACGCAGAGTGTTTATCGCGAAGCCAGATAACTGGAACGGTATCTCTCCATAGACTGTATGCGGGATAGACCCTCTCTGCATCTCTCCAGATACAAGCCCCATGAATGCCCCGGTCTCTCTGGATAGTTCAAGAAGACCAAGAGGTTCAATGTCTTCTCCCTGTCCTAGAGATATCTCGGTTCCTTCCTGATACGGATCTTCATCCAGTGTCTTTGTGCCGTCTCTGCTTTTTACTTTAAGCCCCTGCTTTCTTGATCTTGCGGTAAGTTCCAGCATCACGGACATCATAAAGTTATGATTCTCGTATAGTTCACGGGTGCTTTTAAACACGGACTCGCCATAGTCTTCAAGCGTGTCTTCTATGGAAGACCACTCAAGTGTCTGAACAAGAGGAGTAGACCCTACTGGCCCAATAAACACAGGCACATGACCTTCTGCCCCGTGAGGTGTCCTCTTCTTAATGAACCTGCCGGGAATAACTACAGTGTTGTACTCCCTGTCATAGTAGTCATAAACACATACACCGTCATCGTCTGTATTTACATCTCCAAGTTTTACGTTGTACTGAGATTCTATCTCGTCTCTGGTTTTCTTTATTCGATAACATGCCCATGACAGTCCATCACTTCCTACTCCCCAATGGGAATGCATAGGATCCCATGGTGTAATGTCTATGGATGTTTTGCCTTCTCCGTTCTTTACCAGTAAAGCCCTGCCCGCATACCATCCTCTGAGCGTTATGTACCATGCTATCTGGCTCTTTAACGTAGGAGACAACCTTCTCACCAGAGATTCGTCTGCTGATCTAAGTGAACCTATGATGAACCTTTCCTTATCGTTGTTAATATCGCGGCTATTTCTGGGATTGCCATTAGGCGGTATCCTTACTATCAGATCGGCGGCAGTAAGCCATGAGACTACCTTGTCCGCATATGTCTGTGGCCCATTCGATGTATATGACTTATACCCATCTCCCGCATCGTATGGGTCTAGCTTATATAGCTTGTGATCCTTATCCATCCTGTCCCGCAGGCTCTGGGTGCTGTCGTAGTGAGAGTCTACCTTGTCAATGATATCTTCCGGCCTTAGTCTTGCCATTTCTGTTAGTGCCTTTTAACCTTGATAAATTCCCTGCTGTTTAAAACACCGTACCCAAATTTGCTGACCAGACCATATATCACTGCCTTGACTGCGTGATTGTATTTATCTTCCGGCTGGTCTCCAAAAATATTTCCGTCGCGGTCAGTCTTCCACCTGTATGCCCTTGTCTGTCCGTCATGGGGGTTCGGCACCGTCCCGAACTCTGACAGTATCCCGTGGCATCTGGGGGCAAATGCTATTCTTGGTCTGGACGTAACTGCGTCTATCTTCATAAAACTCTTTAATCTCTCTGTTCCTTCGTTTATCCTGACCTTCTGTGCGTCCAGATACAATCCTGTCTTGTCCATCCACATCTCTGCCGGGGCAGACATTGCCTGATGTTGGTATCCTGCTATATCTATAGCTCCTGAATTTACATCTTCCCACCATGGCTTATTAGTAGTAATGGTAATTATCTCTTCAGTTGTAAGTCCTTTTTCATACACCTCATCAAACACGCATATCTGTCCGTTGATCTCCTGTATTGCCTCTACTGCATACGCTCCCGCATAACCGGGATCCATACACAAGTATACTGGCTCTCCCTTCACGTATTCTATATTTTCATCTACGTGTATATCTGCTCTAAACTCTCCAAACACAAGCCCGACAGGAGGACACGGTACTCCCTGTATACGCTCCATGAAGAACTCGTCCGATGCCATGTCCTTTAGCTTTAGTATCTCCGGGTCTTTTGCTCCTTTTGGATACAGGTGTGTGTTTGAGTACGACGGAAGTGAGAAAGACTTCTCGTCGTCATTCCCTAGTTGCCATGAAGTAAATAGCTGTGGATACCATCCAAGAGAACCTTCAAACGTACCAGCCAAGAAGAGCCATCCCCTCTTAGGCGCGACTCTTGCACGGAGCCTGTGGTATGTCTCTAGGTCTAGCTGGCTTGCCTCGCATCCCAGTATCCCGTCCGGCGCTCTCATTGCAAGAGTTCTTGGGTCTTTGGCTGACTTGGTCTCTATCTTTGTTCCGTCGGCCAGAATTATTCTGCCGGGATCTACCCTCTTAGATACCTCTGCCAGTATACCAAGCGCCCCAAAGTCCTCTACCAGATACTCAAACTCGGCACGGGTTCGCTCATAATCAGCAGCAACCAGCCAGTACAGTCCTTCCTCTTCTGTCTCAAGAAACCTAGAGACCAGATACTTCGCTGCTACCATGGACTTTCCGGCTTGCTCGCCACCAGCTACAAGGGAAAACCTACTACGTGACCCAAGTATACCTGCCTGCAAAGGTGTAGGGACAAACTCAAGTCGGGAGAATATGTATTCCGATATAGAGAAATCAGTCTGATTTCCGTTTTGATTTTTTAGCAAGGATACGCTCCGCTTCTTCTATCGCGTTGCTTTGGTCAGAAACCTCATCCTTGGTCTTGGCCTGCTTCTTACTGTCCTTGACCCACTTCTTCCACTCACCCATGATCTCTTTAGCTGCGCTGTCGGGCATGTATCCTGTTCTTCGATACTTCTCAGGCCAGTGAGCGTTAAGTAATGTGATTAAAAGCACCGGGTTATCTCCGGGCTTCTGTCCTTTAATCCTGTCTATGGCCATGTCCTGCAAGGAGTCGCGGAAGTCTTCCTTTGCAAGCTCGTACCTTTCCCTAAAACCATACGTGTCTCTGGATGTCCAGCTATACACAGTTCCTCTGGCTATACCAGCGGCCTCTATTGATTTCTTAACAGACCCCACGATAGTGTACGCAGATAGAAAAGCATCCTGAAGAGCCTTGGTAACCTTTGGCGTGGGTTCTTTAGCCATTTTATTCCTCTTGCATTCCTGCCTTTTTAAATCTCGCAACATTTAATCTACGGGCTACCTGCCCTACTCTCTGTGGGGATACCCCGAACCTGACAGCTAGCTTCCTGTAACTTGACTCAGGACTCATAACAACTGCACGGGCGATATCAATAGACTTTGTAGTCATGTTCCCCTTATCTTTTCGTGAGCTGGGAGCGTCTCCGTACCGTTGACTGTATTTTGTTGTCATTCCTGTACCAGTAAAAGGATTTTGTGAACACTACCGTACCGTAGTGGGAGGTATGTGTCAAACTTAATATGAACCTATAAACATACATGATGTGTAATTACATCCCGTCCCCCAAGAAAGGGGGCGGATAAGATGTAATTACGCATACATGTCTTAGTTCTTAAATACATGTCTTGAACTTCGTTACATGTAATTACACTGGATCCCTCGTCTCTTTACTGGACTCGGTGTAATTACACGTAACTTGTTCAAGCATGTTCTTAATACTCTTAAAGACATGTACTAACATGCGTCGGCTTAATAGTGTTTTCCATGTAATTACACTAATTACACTGTAAATCATGTAATTACACGATATACACGACAGGGGGTCGCCCCTATATTTTAAATTGTCACGGGTACCTTTGGGTAATATGTACAAAGTACAAGGGCAGCCCCTATAGGTAACGCGTTCCTTAATTACGCGTATAGCACGATGCACGCCGCTGACGCTCCGCTCCCACTTTTGCACGTGGCGTGCTTGCTATGCACTATCAATCACCGAACAAGCACAGTCCCAATTAAGCACAGCCAGATAGCAAGACAGCTATATCTGTGCTTGATAACCTATTGCAATCCTATCTAGATACGCGTATGGTGGGGTCACATACTTGTGGTTGACCGAAACAACCACCCGCCACGCCCAATGGCGATAGTGCAAGGACAAGCACGTAAGGGTTGCGGTAAACGGCAAACAATGGCCTTGCGTAAACGGCAAGACCATGACTTGGGTGCAAGCACCAAGAACCGCACAACTAACCCAGTGGGATTGTTCAAACAATCACAGCAAACCACAACCAAGACGGGGGGTTACCACTGTGTGGATCGGGAAGAACTTCCACTTTCAACCGCATGACGCCAATCAGCCAGATTGGCCAGTAAAAATAGTCGAAATCGAAGTACCTAAAACCCATTGTGACATTGTGCCAAATCGGCCAGATTCCGCATGGTATCTGGAAACGGCTTAATCACAAATGGTACAAACAACAAACAGAAGGAATACAGAAGTGGATAAATTAAATCAACTTGAATCTATGATTAAACAACTGGCGTCTGCTAGTGGCGTTAGTCTCACCGAAACGCCAGAACAAGCACCAACAAGCACGCAACTAGGCGGGCATGAAATCATGCTGACTGATTACGGCAAGCAAATCGCCGATGAAATGGTAGCAATGTTTCCCGATCCTATATTCTTACGTGGTGGTGCGGGGCTTGGGAAATCCGTACTAGCGAAATACATTGCTAGCCAAGTTAGTAGCACGCCATTGACGGCTATTAACGCTGATCAAGGCATGAAAATAGACCCTGTTATTGGCATGTGGAATCCTAAACCAGTAGCAACCACATGCGATGTGGAAGATTGTCCATGCGTTGGGAGTTCTGGAACTACTATTGAGTGGGTTGATGGGTCACTAACAACAGCAATTAAGAACGGCACTGTGTTTCTAATGGAAGAAATCACCCGCATGCCAGAAACGTTAGCGTCAAAACTATTCGGATTATTGGACACTGATAATAGATCTTGGGTGCTTATTGAGAAATCGGGTGAGTCCGTGCCAGTGCATCGGGACTTCTGGTTCTTGGCCACTGGCAACCCATCGGGCGGGGGATACACAACCAAGAAACTGGATACGGCCATGGCGTCAAGGTTTGCGGCAGTTTACGATATTAACGAACCACTTGCCCCAGAAGCTTCCATATTGGCCAATTACGTTGACGTTGATCTGGCTGAGAGTTTTGTTCGATTCGCCAGTGATTGCCGTGAGAACTCACTAACGTATGTTTCAACACGTGAGTTGACTATGGCAGCACGCCATGTTCAACGTGGAATAGCACCCACCCGTGCCGTAGAATTGGCAATTAGTCCGAAATATGACGCGAAAATCCGTGACGGTATCACCCAACTGGCACAAACACATTTACAACAGCCCGAACCACAAGCACAGCCCGAACCAGAACAAGCACAGCCAGACGTCACGCCGTTGATTGAAACTATTACAGCAGCAGCAGCAGCAGCAGCTAAGACCACGCCGCCACGTGTAGTTAAAACAACCAGTAAGAAAACCACTGGTAAAGCATCGGGAAGTGGCCGTAAGAACCGCAAGGAAAATGGATGCATCCGCCATTGGGGATTTAGTCCTGAAGCAACCGTGATCGCCGATCTATTGACCAAATGCGGATTACCGCACGGTGTAACTGGTGCAAACGCTACTCTCAACACTGTAGGGGAAATCGAAAATGCAATACGAGCGTGTATCGTTAATAGTCACGTGGGATTTCAAGATATGGCCGCAGCGGATGCGTATGTTGATGAAATAATTAAGCTGCAAAATACCCACTTGAACAACTTGGATGCGTACAATTTAAAACAATCTGGCGTGGGTAATTTCATGGAGTGGGCGTGTAACTGTAGGGTATGCATAGCAGTGCGTGGGACACGTAGCGATGCACGTGAGATCGTTTGTAACCTACCTTGTGGATCACGTGCTGCCAGTGGTAAGGGTAAACCACGCCATGGGATATGCGGTTAGTCGAAACAACAACAACAGAAGGTAAAAACAATGACACAACAGGACACAACAAGCGGGACGGCGGGTATGTTCGGGATCGTAGGGGATGGTACAGCGGGCATCACGTGGGTAAGTGATTATCATCAAGGTGCTTGTACTGCCAAGATTAGTGACCGTGAATGGGCGGTGAGACTACCAGAAAATGACGAGATTGTGACGTTGCACGAATTATCACATGTAAAATTCTCACCGTGGGAGTCAACAGCACTGATCCGTGAAATGTCACCCAATGCAAGTCAATATTTTGCAATACTGGAAGATGCACGGATAGATACAATTGGCGGTGAGTGGTATCGGCGTGACCTATACGGTGATCATGGGCGGCGATTGGTAACAGATTGGATTGCGGCGGGATCACCTATAGGAAACGGCATCCAGTTAGACATAACCCGCCTTGCCTACAGTCTAGGTGCGACATTGTCTGCGATTGGCGGGAAAGTTAAACAGCGTTTCGGTGCAAAAATTTTAGCCGTGCGTACTGATAAAGACCCTTGGTCTGCAGCTAGACTTGCGTGGGAAATCGACAAAGCATACCCGCATAATGATTTATTATGCGATGGATGCTTAGATCCAGACTCTAGGAAACATGCGTGCAAGGCCAGAAACAATCACAGTTTCGCGTTCTCATCTGGTATTAATCACTGTGATTGTTCATGGTGCGGTGACAGTGGGGATGATGGTGACAGTGGGGATAGTGGTGACAGTGGGGATGATGGTGACAGTGGGGATGATGGTGACAGTGGGGATAGTGGTGACAGTGGGGATGATGGTGACAGTGGGGATAGTGGCAGTGATGATGGTGGCAGTGATGATGGTGGAAGTGATGATGGTGGTGGTGGCCGTGCTATATCGGCGGATGATGACGCCGAATGGGATGAACTTGCCAGCCGTGCCGTACTTGCAGCAGAACAAGCACATGAACAAGCACAGCACGAAAAACAGACCCACGAGAATGATATGCATGACGTGCATGGTAAATACAGAGTAATAGTCAAGACCCCGCCATTGATGACCACGCCACTAAGCCACCACGCAAGCCTAGCATTAGATTCACTGGCGGGATACGGCTTGGCCACTACGGAGCGTAGTGGCACGGTCACAAGTAACGTATGGCGGCTAGATTATGGTGAGGTGAGAGTGTTTGAGCAACAGCCCGATACTATTGGCCGCGTAATTGTTGGCGTGGATATGTCCGGAAGCATGCATTGTTCGGAGTCATATTGTAGCCATGCCAAGGGGATTGATACCAATGCGTCATTGGCAGCCCAAGCCGCCGCCGCCATTAGCACCGCAACGGATGCGGACGTCTTCGGATGGCGTAGCCATGGCGGGCTAGAAATCCAACAATGGGGAACCGGACAAGAACCGGCTGAGTGTTGGGGGGGGCAAGGGGGAACGCCCACAGCACAAGCATTGGATTATCTGAATGATCAGCTTGAGGGTGAAACTGACGGCACGGTAGGTGTACTCATAACCGATGGTGACGCCAGTAACGAGGAACAAGCCAAATTCAAAGTTAAACAGATGCAAGAGTCTGGTGTTCGGTTTGTGGTGGTGGTTGTTGGATACTCCAATGAAGAATATTTTGAAGAAATTTTTCCAGATACCCTAGTAGTTACAATCGAAACGGTGGAAGACTTACCGGAAATGGGGGCGGCAATATTAGAAGTAATCGGGTAGGTGTAACGAAATGGGCGGGTGTACTA